CATACGCCGCTTGTAGTTTTTTATTTTCATTTAATGCTTTGTATTGCTTTTCCAGCGCTCCGCCAGGAGCTCTATTTGCAGCCTCTATTGATTTGCCTAAAGCTATTTGCAAGTTGTATAAGTCATTTGTCTGTTGAGCATTTAGTGCTCTAAGGTCTCCTGTGTATCCCTTAACTTGAATTCTTGTTTTTTGCCATAGAGACAAAGCAGTGTCTTGCTCATTAACAATTTGTCTAATGGCTGGGTCTATCTTTGCCATTTCATCTACAACTTCTTTAGTTAAGTATACTTGATTTTGTACTTTAGAATTAATAGCATCAATAGCAGCTTGTTCTTGATCAAGCATTAATTGTTTTTCGTCACCTGTTGAGAGATAGGTTCCATCTTTGTTAGCCTGTTTACGTGCTTCTTTTAATGCCTTTGCCTGCCTATCCTCTACATCAGTAGATAATGCCATCATGGCTGTATTGAGTTGGTTTGCCTGCTCTGTTGCATCACGATTGGTTGCCATTGCAGTAGTTAAGCTATCTATTGCGCTAGCTGCAGCTGAGGCTGTATCTTTTATATCATTAAATCCTTTTGAACTGACTGTATAAGCTGCTGCATTTGGAGCAAAGTCTGAAGCCGCATACATTGTGTATATCTTTTTAGCTGCATCTTCTGCAGACATTCCCATAGCAATTAGCTGCTCTTTGAGTCTTATAGCCAAAGCTTTCTGATCTTCTGCATTGTCTCCAGTTTGATTGATAAGGGCAACCTGATCAGAATAGTTTTCTTTAACTTCTTTTTTCAATTTCTTGTATTCTTCAATTGTAATCTTTAAAGGAGTGCCAGATCCCTTCATGCTTTCATAAAGAAGAGTATTTTTTTCTCTTAATGCTTTTGCATTATTAATTGCTTCTTTAATCTTGTCATTAAAGTTTGTAAATTTAAGTCCTGCTTTTGATGCGGCTTCCGCTGTCATTCCGTAACCTAGGGCATTGAGTCTTAAAGTCTCTTTGTGTTCCTGCCACTTATCGTATGCAAACTTTACACCTATTGCAGTTACACCAAGTGCAAGATTAAATCTTGTAAATATTTTTAATGACGCCCCTAATGCTTTGCTAAAAAGGTTTGAACTGTTGGTTAACTTAGTAAGTTGGGTTCCATATTTTGTATCAACCAAAAGAGGCTTTCCATTACGGAAAACACCATCTACTGCTGTTTTGGCTCCAATAGGCTGTGTGGCTTTAGGGAACATGTTGCTAATTCCTTTGCCACCGCCCTTTGGCATCATGTTACCCATCAGTAAGAATGGAAGGAATGATCCCATCGTGGTCATTATGTCTCCAGGAGTGCCACCAATTTTGTTACCAGCATACTTTGAACCTTCGCTTATACCCATGATTAAAAGCAATTGTTTAAGCATTGGAATTATTCCACCTGGATTAAACCCGTTAATAGGTCCGCCAGCCTTGTATCCATTTGGAATTATGCCGCCAGCATTTCTTGGAACAAATAGCTCTGGTCCTTTTTCTCCAACAATGTATGGTTGGCCTGCATTAACTGGCCCACCCATTTCTCTTTTTTCTATTCCAAATACTAACTGCTTTAAGGTTTCTGTTAATGGTGTGTCTTTTTTAGATTCCCAGTTTGCAAACTTCTTTCTAAGAATTTCTCTATCTATAGCAGAAAGAACTTTTCTTCCTTCTGGTGCAGACAATGTTAAGGAGGCCGCATCTCTTATTACAGAATCCATAACATCTGGCTCTACTGCTCTTATTAAGTGGCCCTGTGCGTTCTTGGTATATCCATATGGCATTTCTTTAGCAAGGGATGCAGCAAATTTATCATATAGAATTTTTTGCGTTCTCTTTGTTAACCCAGTAGATCCAAAAAGTTTTTCAGCCATTCCTATCTGTAATGATGTTACTCCCCATGGGGCTGACTCATATGTGCTTGGTTTAGGTGCACCTGTTGGTCCAAATCCTGCGCCAATTCTATGCATTGCTTTGCTCTTTGTAATTGCTTCAAGCAATCCACCAAATCTAAATCCGTTTGCATCAGTTTTAAATGCATTGTCTGACAGGCTTGCTGAGTGGCCAGTTTGTCTGCGCTTTAGTTCGTCTGCCGCTACCATCTTTGCTATAGCCGCTGGCGTCATTTGTTTTTCTGGTGACATCTGTAAACCAGAGTGAATTCCATGAAGCTCTTTCCAATTTACGCCTCTTGCATCAGATAGCCTTTTAATCATTGCTTCATAAACAACTTTTTCTTCTGGATTTAAATCAAATCTTGAAACTGTCTGCTTAAGCTTTGGTAAAGCGCTTTCAATCTCTTTAAGCATACGGCTATGATATTCATCTGCGGTCATGCCTTTTGGTATTTGATGAGTTGACTCAGCAAAGAATTTCTTGGCTCCGCTTCCTTTTCTTCCCAATAGATTTATATAGGCCTGATCTTTTACTGAAGGCATGACAGATGAATATTCTCTGAGGCCAGAAGCTGCTGAGAATACTCCAGCTGGTCCTACGTCTGAAAGAATGTTTCCAGATAAATTACCTCTTGCTAAATCTTTGTCTCCACGTAAAGCTGATGCGACTAGCTGTCTAAAGTATTCGTCTGTAGTAAATTTAGCATCTGTCGCTGCAATCTTTGGATCAAATTTAGATTCTAGTGCTAACAGCCTTCTTCTACCAGTTGGATCGGTAGGGTCTCTCATTACAACAACTTTTTGTGTTGGTGCATGTAATCCATGAACCTCACGAGCAATTTGTGTTGCTCTCATTTCTGCAACTGCTGCTCTTTCGTCTAATACTGGCTTTACGAATACCTTTTCATCGCCCTTCATATAGAGTCCGCCAACTCCTGGAACAGGGAAGCTGCGTCCTGAAGTAGGAGATAGAAGTTCTCCGTATTGAGTTACTGGGGTCTTTGCAAATCTAGAATCGATAACTGCCTGGTTTGCTTTTTCCATGGCAGCTCTTTTTGCTCTTTGTTCTTCAACTTGTTTTATAGTTTTAGGCATGCCAATAAAGAAAGGCTTACCGTATCCATATCTTCCTCGCTCTACAGTTCCTCCAGGAATAGATCCTCCAGCATTTCTTTTAAGAAATGCCCTTGACATCATTATGGCAAGTCTTTGTCTGCTTGCATTAAATGAGCTTCCGCTGAATGTTCCAAGCATTCCTTTTGCAAGGCCAGCCAACTTTGAATTTTCAATTGTAGTTAAACCATTTCTGGATTTAACAAGTGTTTCTAATGCCGCAATAGGCTTTCCGTCTCTTGGCCCCATAGGCTGTAGAACTGAATTAAATATTGATCTGAAAGACCTGTCTCCAACTCTTATATCTTTAAATGATTTAGAACCAATTACTTCTTTTTCAAACCATTTTTCAAATGTCATGGCTCCATTTTTACCACCAAACACTCTATTATCTTTTTCAAGATTTCTAAGCATTTCATTAAACACTTTATTAAATTGAGTATTATTTCTTGGGTCTCCGCCCAATTCTTGAGCTGCGGTCATCCATGGCTCAAATGGGTGTCTTCCTGCTGCAATAGCTCTTCTAAATTCTTTTGCTAATTGTGGGCCAGTCATTCCCTTGCCAACTGATCTAGTTTCTTGATTTGCATCTCTGCTCATCCAAATTGGAATTCCCCGACCAACGCTCACGGTATTAGCGTATCCTCTTGTTGCCCGCACCTTTTTAATATCAGCAGAAGATGCTTCAGAAACGTGACTTCTTTCAAAAGCTGTTTCTCCGCCTAGTTCGTGCATACCACTTCCAGATGTGTTTCCAGGTCCGCCATTTAGTTCGTACATCAAAGGCATATTTCTTTTTGCAATATGCGCTGGTATTACTGCTTCTCCAGGTGTTAGTACAACGGGGACCTGTCCGCCTTCTTGTGCATAATAAGATTTGCCTCCAAGTATATTTGTTATTAACGGAAGATGCTTTTCGGTTGCAGCTTTATTAATTACAAATGCGCCAGGCTCTGCTGTGGTGTGGTAGGTGTCTGTATCACCAGTTCCTGGTACGAAGCCTCCTTTTGCAAACCTTGGCTTTGTTGTTTCAATATTATATCCAGCGCCAGATGTTCTTACGCCACCAAGAGCTCTTGCAATTCTATCAACCATTGCTTTTGTAGGGCCCTTATGAAACATTTCTTTCATATTAGATTTGCCTGTAGCTGGATCTACAACTGGCTGAGAAGTAAGTGGTACTGTGGTAAGGTTTGCTGTTCTGCCCATTCCTGCTGCAGTTAATCTTGTTGTTTCTGCAAGCATTGCTTCTACAGTTGCATTTAATGAAATTATTCTTGCTCTGGCCTGCTCTACAGTTATTTTACTTTGCTGAACTTGCTGCACAATTGCTGCAGTCTCTTTTGCGGCAAGGTCTGTTATCTGACTAAACTCTGGGAGTAGTGCTTGATATGAATCGGATAAACTTGATGTAACAGTTCCTGTTGCCATAACTTCTGCTTTTAATATTTTAAGTTCTGCTTCAGATTGCATAGCAATAGCAGCTGTCATAGCATGCCATTTTGCAGCCTCTGCTGCAACAATTCCTGTAGAGGTTCCACCTACTGATGTTAGGCCAGGTATCTTTGGAAGATCTCCATCCATATAGGCCTGTGGGTTTCTACCAACTCTTATGTTTACTGGCTTTGCTCCTGGAACTGTTCCAAATATTGTTCCTTCTTGGGGATTGCCAGAAGGGATCAAATGAGACATATCTCTTGAATATGGTTTACCGACTAGGGGGTTATTTTTATCTACTACTCTGCCTGAACCGCCTGCTGCCATAATTACTCCGCCTGCAACTGTTGATACTGCTGGCTGAACTGCTACCTTTGCTGCATTTGCTTTTGTTTCTAAGTTTATAAAAGATTGAGCTAAAGTATTTACTGCATTAGATAAAACAATAGTTGCTTCTGTGTCTGAGTAGAATGAGGTGGCTAATCCTTTAGCTGCAGCATCTGCGGCTATGATCTCTGGCGTTAGAAGCCTGAACCCTTGACCGCCTTTTGCAAGTTGTCTTAAGTGGAATATTCCCTTAACTACGTAACCAATAAAGTTACCCATTACACCAGCCATCATAATTAGTGGACCAGCTATTGCAGTTAATCCTCCTAATACGTTTAGTAATGTTTTAACTGGCTCGGGAAGCTTTTGGAAAAACTTTATAATTGCGTCAACAACTTTTAAGACCTTTGTGCTTATTCTTAAAAATTGCTCTCCTGCTCCAGCAAGATCTGCTTGTACTGACGCCCAGGCTCTTTTAAATTGTCCAGAGGCTGACTCTGTCATCATCTTTAATTCTCGCTCTGAAATTGCTGCTAAATCTGTTACGCTTGCTTTCATTAAGTCCATAACCTGAAGTGTCTGTGATCCAGACTTTCCTAGGTTTTCAAACAACGCTGACATTCTTGCAAACTGGAACTTACCAAAAAGCTGTTCGATTGCTCTAGATTTGTCTAGCGGATTAAGATTATCTAGTGCGGCCTGCAATGATAATATCGTTGCAGTTAGATCGCCAGCGTTATCATTTACAATACCCTTTAGATCAATTCCAAATCCCATAAACTGCTCTGTTGCAACTTTAGTTGGGTTAATAAGAGATGCCATTGCTGACTTAATTGCATTTGCACCTTCAGAAGCATTCACTCCACCTTCTTTCATTGCTGTGAGGTAAAGGGCTAAATCTTTTACATCTCCGCCAAGAGATTTAATTACGGGACCAGCTTTAGGAATTGCTTCAGTCAAATCTGCAAGGCTTGTTGATGTCTGGTTTTCAACTGCGTTGAGGAAGTCAATTGATTGGGCTAGTTCGTCGGTGCTCTGCTTAAAAGCATTTTGAATTGCAAGAGTTGCTTTCATCGCATCTTGTCTATCAACTTCACCAAGCACGGCAAGTCTTGTTGTTTGCTGCGTAGCGGCAATTAAATCATTGCCCTGTTGCCCTGTTGCTGCTAAGTCTGCAGCAAGTGCGATTGTTTCTTTATATGCAACACCATAAGAGCCAGCAATTTCTCTAGCTGTTGCAGTAACATCTTTTCTTACTTGTGCTAAATCTGCAGATGAGGTTGCGGCAAGACCGCCATAAACCTTTGTTAGTCTTACTAACTCTGCATCTGCTTCTCTAAATGCTTTTTGGGCTGCTGCTCCGAACATAACTAGCGGAACTGTTAGTCCTACTGTTAGCTGTCGTCCCGCCCACTGTGTATTTTTACCCCAGTTGATAAGTCCTGTTGATCCATCAAGCATGACCTTATTCATGATTGCAGCTTCTTGTCTAGCAATCGCCATCTTGTTCTTTATTTCATCAAGACCTTTTGCAACCATTACGTTATATTGCATATGGCCTTGTGCGTTTTTACCCACAGGCTGTACTATTGCTTGCTGAAGCATTACTTGCTGCTTAGCAAGATCTCTAATTAATGAGCTTGTTTTCTTTGTATGGCCGCTCCAAGCATTATAATAATCGTTGAGCTTGAGGCGACCTCTATCTAAGTTCTTACCGAACTTGTCTACGTCTGAAGATAGTGATACAAAGTGTTGAGAGAACTGGCCTGTTGATGTAAGCGTTGTAGCAAACGACTTGTTCATCACTGCAATTTGGTTTGCAAGCTTTGCGTTTGTTCCCGCTGTTGTTTCTTGTAACTTTACGAGTTGGGCAGTAACCGCAGCTAGTTGAGCTCTTAAGCTCGTGAAGTCTGCGTGGGCGGTAATATTGGTCGTTATTACATTATCTGCCATATATATATGTTACTCTATAGAGTATCCTAATCCCGCTCCGACACCAAATCCAGCTTCCGCTGCAAAGCCACCTTGTAATGAAACAACATCGTCTGCTGATGCGTTAATACCGAGTGCTCTTCTTCTAACGTCTTCGAAGGTTGATCCCTCCCCATTTTGATTACTGCTTTCATTTAATTCAACACCCTGAATTAAAGCTAAGAACTTTCTTTTCTCTTCTTCAGTTTTTTGCATTGACTTAAAAGTCTGGACCATCTCTGGCATTGAAAGACTATCTTCTAGTTCTTCGTAATTTTTCCAATTACCTAAAAGAAATACTTCCCCTTCTAAAGCGGCTAAATCTAGTTCTGACCAGCCAGTACTGTTGCCGCTAGTAGGTTTGGGTCGTCCATCTTAATTCCTCCGCATACTTCAAGAATGCGATTGATTGTTGGAACGTCAAGTGTGTCTTCAAATGCGTCAATATCTTTAACTAGCTCTGGGAGTTGCTTTTCTAAAGCCACTGCACATGCTTCAATTAAAATTGTTAGTGTTTCGTCTTCTGATGTTACTTCTGCTGTCTTTTGAATGACTATCATAAACTTACGAAGCTCTTTAATTGTTAAAGGCTTAAGTTTAACTGTTGCGCCATTTGCTAGTTGAATTTCTTCAACATCATATACTGTACTTGCCATTTTAATCCTCCTAGGATCTTGTCTTAATTATTGTATCATATTCAAAATACAAGAGCAATAGAAAACCCCCCAATTTCTTGGGGGGCAATCTATTAATTAAATTAAATTAATTATGCTACTAGGACACGGTCAACGATAACGCCGTATTCCTTGCCTGTCTTTGCTTCTACTGGAAGCAAACGGAAGGTTACTGGGAATGTTGTTGCTGCGTTACGTGATAGTGAGAACTGTGACTGTTGTACAGAAAGAACACGACGAGCATAATATACACGCTCTGCCTTTGTTACGCCTTCTGTAGGTGCCTGTCCAACTGCTACTAGCTGACGCTCTGTTGGTGCAATACCAAGAGCTCCTGCTTCTAGACCAATTGTAGATGTCTTTGCATCTGTTGCACCTGCTGTTGCTGGTGATCCTGCTTGTCCGAATACTGCAAGAACGTTCTCAAGAGTACCTTCTGCAAGCTCTGTTGCAATCATAACTTCCATTGACTCTTTGAAAAGCTTTGCTGAGTCAAGAAGCTGATCTACTGTTACTGAACCGTATGATGGGTTGTAAGTAATTTGAAGACCGTTATTTGTAAAACCTACGTTTCTCCACTTTGCAGCGTTTGCTGGCAAGTTAAGAGTGTCTGCGTATGGTACTGTTGCTGGTACTGGTGGTGTTGCTCCTGCTGCTTTTACAACAAAGCTTACACCGTCGGTTGAACCTGGCTCCATGTCTTCCTTGTAGTTTGCTGATGTTGAATCAAGTGCTGACAAGAATAGTGGAGAAGCTCCAACTAGAATATTTTTGGCTGATGCCATTTGTATTACCTCCATTAAATAAATATATATATTGACTTACTTTTAAATCTAAATCAAAGCTGGCTAGGCTCTCTTTTTCCTCTTGCCTAATTCTACTGGATAACTATACTAAAAGCAACTAGTTGAATCTGCCGCTTTTGTCTGTAGTCCTTGAATACTTGACTTCTAGGATCACATCTGTGGACATAAAGCCCTTTAGCTCCAGGGACGGATCTATGGGAGATGTCTCTACAATATGGATGCTGTGAAACTTTAGCTTGCTAGGCCTATTTGTATCATTTACATCTACTGCCGATTCGTCCATTCTTCTAAATAGATCAGTCATGAGGTTTCTAATCTCATATATTTCCGTTACGTCTGTGGAGTATATTGTAAATAAGATCTTCTCGCAGCATATCAACCAGTTCTCTTCATATGACATCCCTATCTTGTCATAGATTATATGCTTTTTGCCATTTAAAAATTGGTCCATTTCTGGGGATTGCTGTACTGGGATGATTGGAATTATCTCTTTTCCGAGATTATCTGAATAGTAGTCATAGGCATCAAATATAAAAGAATCTTTTAGTTCTTTCCATAAAAATTTACGGAGCTCAAACATTGCGTCTATTTTATAGTCTACGGTCATAGTGAGCCTCCAAATGCTGCATCCAAGGATGCGTCTGCCTGTATCCTTATTTTACCAGGGGTAAAGCTATATTGCACTTTTTTAATATTCATAGGTACTCCCAGAGCCCTTGCCATTTTTAAATTAAATATTCTTTGTAGGCCTGATGATTTTATTGAAGAGTTTACTAATTGCCCGCCAAAAAATCTTCCATAAGATAGTGAGAACTGGTGAGATGCTTGTGCCCCACCAGGCTTCCTAACGGTCACTGAGGTGCCTTTGGGCATAAAGACTGTTTCACCATCCATCTCGAATACAAGGCGCTCAGCGGACCTTGGGCGGATTACTATGGGCATTCCAGCTTCCATCACGTCAGCTTTGTTTCCAAATACATATTTTTTCTTTTGTTTTTTATTTTTAGTGGGTACAGATGATTTTGATAATTTAAAATTATAGTTTACTCTAAATGATAGACCTTCCATTTCAATTGCATAAAGATGAAATAATCTAGAAGAAGGTATGCCTGTTTTATTCCATTCATAAACATGATGCAATGATCGGGGCCTTGTTCTTGCTTGGGAATCCATATATAGCCCAAAGTCTTTTTCTATCTGATTAAAGATAGTTGTTTTAAATAGATTTTTAAATGATTCGTTTGTGGTTAATTTTGAAAGGACTGCGGCCTCATAATATAAGAATGCTGATATTTGTGCAACTGTACTGTCCTTGATAACTCCTGGGACTGAGCCTGCCATTAATCTTTCTAGGCCGCTTGCTGTTTGAATTAAAGCTACGCTAGAATCCAATTTCCTGATTCTCCGATCTCTTTGCAATAGAGTTGTATGCAAGGACATTACCAAATGGATCGGTAATCGGGGTAGAGCTTATAACCTCAAATACTGTTGGGGTATTGTTTGGATAGTTTATTTCTTTCCATACTACGTTGCCGTTCATATCTCTAACGTTAGTAACCTTCTCTCTATACGTTATTGGGTCTGGAGTTCTTATCTCAAGCATTTGCTCATTCATATACTTGTTGTTAAATGTTTGTTTGTCTCCTCCTCTGCCTGTACCAGAATTTGAAATCATTCCTTTTGCAGAACATGGAACAGACCTAGTGAATATCCACTCTTTTTTAATAGCACCAGTATTTTCATCCTGAGTGTCTAATTGAAGGTAGATATCTAGCTTCATTGGCATTAATGAAGTTGCTAGGCTCATTTAGAATACGACCATGCCATTTGTTACATATGGCGCAAGCAGTTGATCCGCGTATAAATTTCCAGTTCCTCTGTGTGCGTCTTCCATAAACTCAAACTTCCAGTCAAATGTGCTTATGTTTTTTACGTATTTATCTTTCCATGCACGATCTTGCTCAAAGTATTGTTTCATTAAAATTTTACAAGCTTCTTTAACATTGTCTGGAACATAGTTCCAGCCAAATAAACCTTCAACCTGGTATCTAAGGTCTTTCTTAAATGTTCCAGAATGACCCCTGCTATTAACTGATGGGGTAACCATTCCGTTTGCTGAGTATATTGTGTCGTCTTGAAGATCTTGTAGATTAACTCTGACTCCGTAATTTGATTCAGAAACTATTGGTATATAGAACCAGTTGTTTACGGAAAGCGCAGAATCAAATACTTTAACATCTTGCTCATAAAGTTTTGTAATTTGCTCTATTCTAATTGGAAGCGGAAGAATGTCTGATCCGTGACCTTGTGCAACTTGTGTGCCTATATAGCTATGAAAAAATTGATTTGTATACGCTTCAATTAATTTTCTAGCATATTTCTCTGCTTGCTGTAAATCATTATATGTTTTATGATTTGGGTCAGAAGGGTCCGTCCCAATATTCAAATCGTCAATTACATCGTATATATTTACATACGGCGTAACAATATCTACCATTTGAATGTTTGAAGAAGATACACCAGAGACTGAATAAGTCCATTCAATTCTAAGCTTTTTAGGTTGGCTTGCGATTGTATGTGGAATTATAATTTCATACGTTCCGATATCTGTATCTAGTTTTGTGGCAGTATAAGTTGCTATTGTAGCGCTTAGAGTACCAGATGGTAATGCTTCTTTTACTACCGCAGTTACACTACCAGTTGCATCTGTTATTTCTCCACCCCAGTATAATTTAAATCTTACTGGTGAAGCTTGCTTTACATATATTTCTGCCATCAACTTATGTTAACGTTTAGTTATAGAAGTCTTGAACTTCCTTTGGTGTCGCTAAACGAAAACCCTCCTCTGTATCAAAGATTTTTTGAGCATCATCTTCAGACATTGCTATAAAAGGATGATCTTTTGTAAAGGTATATCCGTGGATATCGTATCTGTGATTATCTCTTGTCATTCTTACAAGCAGGGTATCTTCTGGTTGCGCTTTTGGATCAAACTTTGGAAGAATTTCAATTTCTTCTGTGTCTCTTTCAATTGCCTCTACCGTACTTTGATATACACTCCAGGTAACGCCTTCTTCTGCTAGAGCTGCAATAATGTCTTTTTTGTTCTTTAGGCCTTCTGTATCAACTGCAAAATCTGTTGCAATTACTTTTAATTCAGCCACCTTTAATGTGTCAAACGACATATTTTATTTCTCCTTTTTCTAGGTCCTTTAATTATAGCATTGTTAAATTTAAATGAAAAGCCCCCAAAATTAATTGGGGGCCTTTCTGTAGTCTAATTCTTAATTAATTAAGAAGCAACCTTAACGTTCTTTACAACGACCCAAGCGTCTGCCTGCTCGATTTGAACGCCAACACGAGTATACATTGTGTACTCAATTGTGTCCTTACGTGGCTGGAAGAAGCGGTAAACAGTTACATCACGCTTGATACCAATAACTACGTTATTTGGGAATGTCAAGTGGACGTCTCCGTGTGAACCTGATGGGGTTGCGTATGTACCTGTCTGTGTCTCAGGAAGCAATGGAACTTCAATGATTGGAATACCAAATGCGTATGGAGCTACATATCCTGCTGGACCTCCAAGAACAGGAACATCGCCACGGATAATGCCAGAGGCAATATCTTGTGGAGTAACGTTCTGAATGTTCTGTGAGTTAGAGAACAAGTAATCTTGGATCAAGTTTGATCCAGAAAGGAAGCGAAGGTCTGTACGACGTTGCTTGTACTTACGTGGCATTGCCTTAAGAGCCTTGTTGAAGATCTCACGGGAAATTCCCGCACCTGCTGCATCTACTACGCGACCATGTGTCTTTGCCTTCTTAACTGCACCGTCAAATGACTTGTACAGAGCATCGGCTGAAAGTGATGTGTCACCGTTAAGAATAAGATCTTCGATGTCATTTCCAGCTTGTGTTGCCATCATACGTGCAATATGATCTTCAAGATCTGCACCTTCGATGTTGTCTTCTAGAGACTCAGTTGAAAGTTCCCAGTCCATGCGGAGCTTCTTTGTTGTGAGAGAGATCTTTGAGAATGTTACGCCTTGGTTTATGGCTGTGTTTTCTCCTTCGGATGCAAGCTTTACAAGCTTTTCTCCTACTGACATACGATCAATTTCTGTTGTGTCTGATTTCATACGAACCGTACGTGCAACTTTACCAATTACGGTAGCATCGAACATATAGTCCAAGAATCTTGCTGATTGTTCTGGGTTTAGAAGTCCACCGTTGCCATTTTCTGAAGCAACATGAACGCCTGAACCACCTGTTGAAGAACCGAAACCAGTTGATACTGTTGTACCAGCTGCTGCGGCTTTTTCTAATAATTCATTACTCATTTTTATTTCACCTACCTTATTTTAGTTAAAGATTTCATTTACGGAACCGAGGAAAGCTCCAGACCATTTTGATTTTGATTTGGTAAATACCTCAGACCCGCCAAGGTCAGAGGACTTCTTAATTGCGGTATCGCCTTCTACGGCATCAACCTGCTTTTGAACACCATCAATGGTGCCCTTTATTTCTGTCACAGCAGCACTAAGTGCGCTGTGCTTTTCTGCCAACTCAGAAATTCTATCGTCGACGCTTTTGCTGAAAGCTTCTACAGATGTCTTAATCTCTGTAACTTGTGCAGCATTTGCTTCTGTAGCTTTTGTGAGTGTCTCTGCGAAAAAGCCTTTGAGATCGCCTAACATTTTTGCAAAATCAGGTTCATCAACCATAACTTCTACTGTATCGGCTGCTTTTTCAACGTTGTCGGCAGAGGCTTCTTCAGTTGCAACTTCTGCAACTTCTGATGATTTGTCAAAAAGATCGACATTTGCTTCATCTGCTGCTGGAGCTTCTACGGCTACTGCGTCAGTTGATTCGATTGCTGCTTCTGCTACTGGAGCTTCTACAACATTATCAATGTTTGTATCTGACATTTTATTACCTCCTTCTACGTTTGCCTGTTTTGCTAATTGTGTTTCAGGCAACGGTAATCTTGACTTCTTAAATGAAGCAAGAATCTTATCTATTTCTTTTGACTTGTTAATATCTGAACTTTCTACCCAACCAATTAGCGAGGCTGGTTTTCCAGATATAGGTGAATCAAAAGTTTTTTCTGTAGACATAAACACTGAGTCGCTGTCTTCGCAATAAAAAATATTTTCTGTTACTACATTTGTAGCAAGGCCTTTGTAAATCATTTGTCCGTTAACCTTTTCGATTGACAAAATATTACATAGCTCATTTGCTGGTGAGTCAACAATTGAAAGTTCAACTAGATCGTAGTCCTTGATAAATCTGACTGCTTCTCCTGTTGCTTTGTTAACTTCGTTGTCTGACTCTTTAATCTTTCCGCCAATTGAAAAACCAGAAAGAGTGCCATCAAGAACTTTTTCCCAAGTATCTTGTGCACCCTTTGAAATGTATGAAGTTACATAAACGCCATTGTAAAAAGTTTGAGATTTTTGGTCGTAGTATGTTTCTGGCTTGAATGAAACAACTTTACCAACTGCATTTGACTGATGCATCTCACGGAGATTTCCTCTGAAGTTTTCAAAAGCTTTTACGCTTGCTTCTGCTGTGACTACATCGCCTGTCTGGTCAACATTGTCTAATGTTGCAAAACCAGATACAGTTCTATTTTCTCGATTGACCTTAGTAAACGGAATCGACAAATGTAGATTTTCGCCATTACTAGACCAATGGCCTTTTTCAATGTTCATATGGTTAATTTTAGTGGTTTATCTACTATAACGCAAATAACAGTTGATTAAACTTATTTGACTTTTGGACCATCGCCCTTGGGGTTTCTGGCTTCTCCGCTTTTATCTGGGGCATTGGCGGATCTTTGCTGATCTCGCTTTTTATTTCCAGTAGATTTTGCTTGCTGGTCAGCCACCTGCTGTGGCTTTAAATCTACCATTTCGTCCCCGCCGTCAACGGTTGTCATATTCTTTCTAATACGAACTTCGTTTGGAGTTATTACCTGCATTCTTAAATAAATTTCATCAATACGGCTTTGAGTCTCTTCATCAGTAAGGCTAAGCTCGTTAAATTTTAATTGTACGACATCTGTCTTTTCGGCAATTAAATAATTTAATTTCTTTTCAAGTCTATCCTGTGAAGGTCGGCAAACCTGTTCCTTAAATGTCTTGTCCGCATCTCTGGCAGCTGCTAGGTTAATTCCTTCTGGAATACCTATCTTGCTAATTGGAACACGGTGAGCTAATAGGATTTCATCTCTATTAGACTTACGATAGATATTAAATGAAGACTCTTGTTCTCCTGCTTCAATTGGCTCCATCTTAAATTCAGTCTTTGAGTCTGGAGTATCGGCTGGGAGTGGAATATAAAGGGATCTGTGATTCTTGCCTTTTAGCCCAACCTGGAAAAATTCAAGCAATTTTCTTTCTGACTCTGGTGAAAGCTTTGCTCCCTTTACTGTAATAATATATCTTGGGACCGCCTTGTTTTCAAAGTAGTCTAAGTTATATCTGCCAGCAAATTCATTTCCTGCCAGCGCTTGCTGTGCTGCAATAATGTCTGGGACTCCGTAGTAGTTATTCATTGGAGTGTACTTCTTTAAATGGATAATTTCATTTGGTCGATCTTCTTGACCAGCAATTGGGCTTGGTGTTTCAAGGTCTCCAAAATTTCTAAAATAGACTGCCTTGCCATAAAGCAATTGAATAAATCCATCACGTAATCTACGTACACGCATTGTCTTGGCTGGTATGTGGCCTATGTAGCCTATGTCTCCAGCAGTTGTACGTCCAACCTCTATGTAGCCGTTTCCAGTTGCCTCAAGGTCCGTGTAGGCCTTTATAAGGGTCTCTGTAAATGACTCCTCTTCGTTGCAATCATCGAGCCAGCGATCTAACTGTGTTTTAATTCTATCAATTTTTGCACGTGCTCTGTCGACCTGCTTTTGATCGGTTATGGCATCCATTGCATCTTTTGCTTTTGATGTCTCAGTAAACATATATCCTAGACCAACAATATTAGAAACCTTTGCATTAATTGCTGCGTAATTGTATGTTGAAACTTCATATATTTTTGAAAGATATTCTAAATTATAAGTTGGCTCGACAAGGTCAAATAAAGCATATCCGCTAATTGCTTGCTGCAAAAGGTTTTGTTGTGTTCCTGCGCCGTCGACTCCTACAAAAGCCTTTGAAAAATCACGATTAATTTTGCGCTTAAAGTTTGTTCCAAGTCCTCTAAGTTTTTTAATTTCTTCTAAGCCCATTTTAAATGGGTCTTCTGACTCTTCTGCTTTTTGAAAATGAAACCAATCAGATGTATTTGAAATGTCAATTGTATTGGAAGAGCTGTCGTCTTCTAAAACTTCTATATTGCGTGTCATTGTACTTTACCGCCTCTTGATACAGAGTCTTTATAAACTCCTATGTCATATGGATCTGGGGGAAGTCCCCATCTAAGTCTTTGTTCTTGCTCTTCAAGCTCTTCGTTGTTGATCTTTCTTCTTCCAGAAAGAAATTTAGGCTGGCCCTCATGAATACCGTATGAGCGAACCTCTCTAGCCAAAGCATCGATTTTGGATCTATTGCCTTTGATTGCCGTGATCGAAAGAAAATTGCCATCATCATCTCCAATCCATCTGCCATCAGGCATTTCCCAGACGTATATGCCAAGGGTTGTCTCTTCGACAATTTTAGTGTTTTTCTTTAAGATATCCATAGACCACAATCATACCATTATCTGAGACCAAAGTCCAGATTTATGCCATGCCTTTGCAAATATTAAAGACTTACTGACAGCGGCTCTACAGAAGTCAATGTAAATGAGGTAGCGTCATTCCCGTTTGTTGCCTCAAATATAGTCATGCTGGTGTCATCTATAACCTTTACAATATTCCCTGTATATAGCAGATAGTGCTGAGCTATCTTGGCCTGTGTGAGTGCCTCTTGATATATAGCCAAATTGTTATACATGCTTCCAATTCCTGATTTTGAATCTGTCTGGTTTTGATTAAATTTTAAGTTAGATGCAGCCGAGGTAAAGGTTATAACAACATGGTGAGGAAGCCCTACTGACATAAAGTCAAAAACATTTGTCTCGGCTGTCCTATTTATGCCATTTACATATATTGAAGAAATTGCTGTTTTAGATATAACTCCAGAAGATGACCATTCATATATTTTTGAAGAAGCAGATACCAATACATTTTCTCCTAATTCTGGAGTGAATATCATTTCAACTGATCTGACATCTGGTATATTGTTTAAGCTAAACCCATGCCCATTATGCATCTTTAATCCATTATTCTTATTGTAAGATAGAATTCTTCCATTGTTTCTTGGTAAGGCGTAATCAAAATTTGATGATACATAATACCCAGAGTTATCGCTATAAAAATTTTTTGAACTATAAAACAATATCTCTAGATTTCTTAATATAGGTTGATACTTGCTTGTGTCATCTGATGACATGGTGACTCTTAACTCTAATATATCTGCTATCTGATTATCATTTTTATTATAGTATGGGAGGGGACTTCCATTTTTACATTCTTCCCATTCCGCCCCATCTATTCTTACCTCAACCTTAATTCCTTTTACATCATTAGACCAGTATATTTGGCTGGTAGATATGTCTAAATAATCAGGAACAATAAAATAATCTGTAAAAGAATGGCTTACTGCAACTGGGTCGGTGGTTTCTGGTAAATATAAATAAGATCCATCATTAGACAAAGACATTCCGCTTGCAGATACATCTGCCCAGGATCTTGATAGCGGATAAGAAAATTTAAACTTTGGTTTAATTGCAGAGGAGTTCATGCTAAACATATATCCACCGTCAGCATTAACGATTTGAGATGGATTAATTTCTTTTATTCCCTCAAGGTAGTGTTGCTTAATTTGATTTGGGGAAAGATTAAAGTTATAAAATCCCACACAGTCAATAACAAATTTTCCATCTGCTGGTCCTGTTTTAAAATCAATAGATGAGTTGGAAAATCTATATCCATCTACTGAAGCTGTGTCAACAATGGATCCGTTTACATAAAGAGAGATTGATGCATTTTGAAATATACCAACTACGTAAAGGGACTCTGTTTTAGATGCAGTATATTGAGTTTCGCTTGATCCAACTTTAAAAACAATGTTTCCATTTTTGTAAAAAATACCTGCATTTATTGATGTGTCTGCAACTATTGTTATGTCGCTTTCAGTTGGAGGAAGAACGCACCAAGCTTCAATTGTAAAAGAGTCGTCGGCATTATGTTCGTTTGCAATTCCCTTAGAAATATAATGAATTGCTGTATATGGGAGGATCTGTGTGCCCCTGATCCCGCCAGAAATTAAAGGCATTAATTCTTTTGTTGATGCATTTACTGCGTATCCATTATTTATATTTCCAGAGTAGTCGTAAACTGGTAGCCCGCTTAATGCAGAGTATGTAAGACCGCTATCTTTTAATTGTTGATAAGTTGCAAATTGAGAAATTAATCCTGTGTAAGATGTTGCATCTCCTGATGTAACTTCGTCTAATAAATAAAATGATGTTGGGTGGTCATTTAAGACTACGCTTTTGTATGACATCCCAAACCTACTTTTCTTCTAGTGATTTTACTCTTGCTGTAAGTTCTTGTACCGCTTTAATTAATGGTGAAATAAACTCTTCATATCTTAATGCCTGTGTTCCTTCTAAGTCATTAACATCAGATATTAGCCAGCCGCCAAAATCGGCAACTCCAGAAGCATCTAATACTGATTTAACTTCTTGTGCAATTAGACCATAATGTGTTCTGTTTCCTTCAATTTTATTATACTTAACGGGATGCAAATTATTTATAAAGTCTAGCCCGAGGTCAGAGGTTACTACATTTTCTTTTGTTCTTGCATCAGAAATTGTTGTGGCGTTATTATTTGAATATATATTTTTCCAGCCTCTTGTTACACGATCAGTACCAGCATTTAGAGGACCTATAAGGCCCAAGCTAAATGTATTATTTGTTAAGGGGAACCAGTTTGAATTTACTCCGACTGGAGATAAGTCTGTTGCTCCATAGTTTAATGAAATTCTTGTAGTAATTGGATCTATAACGGCATTGGTACCATTTGCTCCAGGTGCTCCAGGTGCTCCAGGTGCTCCGTCTGCGCCAGGTGCTCCGTCTGCTCCAGGTGCTCCGTCTGCGCCACGTGGAATTACAAAATCTAAAAGAACATTGCTGGAGGTTCCACTATTTGTAACTACTGCGTTTGATCCTGGTAGGGATGTTGAAGTTGAGTTAACTGTTATGGTTGCGGCTGCATCTCCTTTAGGTCCAGGTGCTCCAACAGCACCGTTAGTTCCGTTAGTGCCAGCTGCGCCTGTTGCGCCTGTATCACCTTTTGGTAAAACTAAATTTAATACTTGGGATGGAGAAGTTCCTGTAATTGTTGCAGATGCACTTACTCCTGCAGTAACAGTTCCAATTGATAATACGTTAGAGGGTCCTGGGCCGCCAAGAATTCCGTCTTGGCCTCTTGGTATATTGAATGTTAAAGATTGTGCAGGAGATGTTCCACTGATAGTTACGGTGGCACTTTGTCCAGGATTAAGTGTATTTGTTGCTGCTACGCTTAACACGTTAGCAGGGCCTGCTATTCCTTGTGGGCCAGGGTTTGCAGCAATAAATGCAGCAATGTCTGCGCCTAAAATACCAAGGTCCCTAGGTACGTCGGGTGAGTCCGAGTAACTTGGGAAACGCCATCCATTAACACCTACTGTTGCCATTTTTTAATTATACCACCTATGAAATTATCTTACTTGTTTTAAACATAAACGCTGGGCACATGTATTTGTTGCCAGATATTAGCGGGGTTGAGGCGTGAAAATATGGCTTAACTGAAGGAAATATAACCAGGCTACCAGCTTCTGGCTTGATCTTTATTTTTTGCTCTGGAAAAGAAAGTTCTCCTCCAGTGTAATTATCATTTAAATACAACACAATTGATGCAGTAAGCCTAGCCTCTTCATCGTCCTCTTCGCAATCGATGTGTGGACCCATCTGAGCTGGTGGGAAATACTTGCTTATTCTTACTTCGTTTGGCAAAAAGCCAAGATCTTTTCCCAATGATTTTGAATAATCTTCAACGCACAAATTAATAGCATCTAGTATTGTAGATACGACCAAGGCATACCTTTTATTAATTTCATTATCTGTTTTTGATATGGTAAAGGATCCGACCTTATACTCGCCAAAAACATCATTTTCATTATTACTAGAAACCCATCTCATCCATTTTGTTAAATGAGGGTTGTCATAAGATATCTTGTCTAGTGTTTCTATTTCTTCAACAAACTCACTTGGGTTTGGTATAACGTTTTTATAATAATAGATATTGTCATCTAAAATTTCTTTAATCATTCTCTACCTTCTGGCATTACTGGTCTTCCTTCTGGGGTTGCCCATTTTTTATAAATTTGTTCCTGCTCTGCTCTAACAGCCTTTAGCTCCATGTCCCAAGCTTCTCGTTGTTTGTCGGTATATACAATGCTTGCATCATCCCAAAACGATCCTATTGTGTATCTAATGCCACCCTTTACTGTTGTAACCATGTGCTCTCTTGTATGCCCGCCAGCAAAAAATGCGCCCAATCCAATTTTTGGCTTGATGTCAATACTTCCATCCTTAAATTTTAAATGACCGCCTTCAAAATTATCATTCAGGTAAATAAACACTGCATACTTACTTCTTTCAAAAGCAGTTGGGTTTCCAACTTCATCTGAGTTGTCTGAGTGATAGTCTGCAAAAGCTCCTTCAAGCCACCTTTGTGCGTGATAGCTAACTTCTGAGACTTCAAAGCCTAGCAATTCTTCGGTTTTAGATTTTATTTTTTCTTTAAACTGATTAAAGAAATCTTCTGGCAATCCAAAAAGTTTTAAATTTGGGTCGGACGGCCAGTAGCCCATAGCCTGTGAGCCGTAGAAGGATATCTCATTCCATTTTAATATTTTGTGTTCTACCAAAAAATCAAAATAATTTATAATAGCAGAGCAAGTTTCTGGATCTATAAAATTCTCTACTATAAAAAATTCGTCTCTTATCTTTGGCATAGTCATATTAGTACCCTAAATTCTTTCTATCTGAGTACTTCATGTTTGCTGGATTTTCTTTTTCAATTCTTTTTTGCTCCATCTTAGCCCAGGTATAAGCACCCCAGTGCTTTTGATTTGCAAGCCATTGTGGGTGCCCATCATAATAGTACTGTATGAAGTTTCTAATAAAAAACTTGTTTCCATTTCTAATCGTTCTAACTCCATGAAAATATGGATCTTGTGATGGAAATACAAGTATGTCGCCAGCCTTGGGCTTGTATGGATAGTATTGGTCGTTCATGTAAAACTCTATATCGCCACCTTCATAGTCATCGTTAATATATGTTGTGCAGGTAAGCAAAAATTTTGGACCAGGCATATCTCTTTCTGAAATGATAAAATCTGTATGGTACTGCATAGACATTTCATTGCCCATAGTATCTACATTTGCATCGTATTTTGAAAAAGATGATGTCATTAATTTAGCCGATTCTGGCAAAACAATTCCGTATGTCTTTTTGTAATCTTCAATGGCAGTGTTGTAAGCCTCATAAACTCTGTCTGAAAGAAACTTTTCTTCATCATATCTTGGACCAAACTCTCTGGGCTCGTTCTCATTATGTTTTTGCTGTGAGTAGCTTCCAAAAATTGACCACTTGTCCCAAGTTCTTAAATAATATCTTCCTGCCGCATCGGCATCAGATTCCTTCATTATTCTGTACAATTCATCTGCATCTGGCAGTAGTCCCTGATAAATCCTTACATTTGGCAAAAGCTCAAAAGATGTGTATTCGTAATTAGTTGTCATTGTCTATCCTACCTAGTCTGGTTATTGTCCAAAAGAATGGTGCGGTATATCTTGTTCCGCTTGTTACTTTTGTTACCCCATGAATATAGTTCTTATCTCCTGGGAAAAAATATGCTGCTCTTGCTTTGGGCTTAAATTTAATATTTTGAAGTGGGAAGAATAGCTCTCCGCCTTCGTAATCATTATTTAAATAAAACACTGTTCCTATGTCGTACCATGGAAACTCATTTTCTGTTCCAGCGTCTGGGCCTTCGTGTAGCTCCTTGTCAGCATGAGGAAACTGCATCGCTCCAACTGGCCATCTAACAATGGCTGCTTCTGTCGGTGAAACTTCTACATCAAATTTTTCTCTAATAAATGGAGTCATTCTTTGGATAACTAGATTTAGAATTCTGACAACTTCTGGGTCTGCTTTCATTAGTGAGTCTTTAGTAGCAACTCTATCTTCCCACACTCTGTGATCATAAATAATGTTTCCATTTTCATTCCACTGAGATTCAGTAACATCCCACACTGTGTTATTTCTTGCAAAGTTTAAAAGGTACTCTTGCTCTTCAAGAGTCACCATATCTTCTAGCTCTACAACATTGTCTGGTGAGGTTCCGAAATGCCCTGAAGGTGTTATTGACTGTCTTGCAAATCTAGCTCTTTTTGTATATTCCATTTTTCACCTATTCATATTTCTTTAAAGATCTAACGGTTAGCTTGTATGCCCCGCCGTCTTTGGTTCTAAATTTTTTTGCTTGCTGGTCATGTCTTTTTTCTATTTCTGACTTAGAATAGAATTTTTTTTCCATCTTCCAGTCTTCTCTTTTATATGGAATTAATTGCATATAAGGTGTTCCCGCTGGTATGGTGCCCTCAAAATCCTTTTTGAGAAAAAATGGCATTAATCCAGGAGTGTCCATCTTATCATTATCTATTATAGCAGAGGTGGTAGTAAATGGTAAGTCAAATCTATTTATTGGGTGAACATACATTACGCTGTATCCTTCTGGGACGGATGGTGCCCAGTTAGGATACCAATGAAAATGAAAATCGTCGTGTCCAGTTGGTACTGGGAATTCTTTCATGGGTTGCCTTGAGCCAACAAAATCCTCATATCCAGATTCTGTTTTTACGGTTGTGATTCCGTTAGCGTTTTTTTTAAATACTATATTGCATGGAGTTACATACATATAGCCACTAATAAATATGTCCAAAAGTCCTGGGCAAGATCTGAAAGTTCTAACTGGGCCTCCTTCTGTATTTAAGTACGGCTCGTTTGTCTCAGGATTAATCTCAAATTTTTGTGCATCTTTAAACCAATTTGGCATTAATGATTTTGTGGTATGAGGAGCATAGGATTCAGAAATAATATTATATAACCTATTGGAATGAAAAGTTATTTTATTTGTCATTTACTCTCAACCTTAAAGTTTTTGTTTCGTGTTCACCAATAGTATTGCCTTTGTGATCAGTTGCATTTCTATAAAACCCAGCCCATTTGCCAGACATATTTATTTTATCTATTGTCATTCCATAAGCTCTTCCATCATATGGAGACCCTACATAACCTTTCCCATCGTATAAGTCAACCTCGTAATTATTGATTTCTTTTAATGAGACTGGCAAAAATACGGCAACAGGTGTGCCTGCTTTTACTGTTATTATTTTACCTGGCGATGTCACCCTCCAAACTACGGGAACCTCGGCAGAGAAAAAAGATGTGGTTAGCAATGTTGTAAATGCCTGTGCTCCATCTATAAAAAAGTTTGGAGCAGGCATAGTTAATATAGTTGTGTCTTTATCGGTTTTAAAGGTTAAGCCAGTAATAAAGCTTATGGTTGCATTTGCCCTGTTTGTGTGTACATACTTTTCACCAGAAAGTATTTTTACATGAATGGACTGGCTATCTGAGATGCCGTCCCAAATAAAAGAAATATCTTCTGGGAAGGAGATTCCCCATCCTAGAGTGTTAGATAAACTAACTGGAAAACAGTTGTATGCATGTCTGTCAGCTGTCTGGTCCATCCATTCCCTGTTTACTTTTACCTGCTCTATTTTGGCGGGGCTGTCTCCTGTTTTAAAAACATCAATTTTACGCATATCCATCGGTATACTTCTTTTCTATTTCTCTGTAGGCTGGTGTGTGAGGAGCCTCTAGGTAATCTAGCATAGTTACAATAGAGTATTTTGTTCCACTTGTTACTGGAAGCGATGCGTGTGAAAATAAATAAGATGAAGGGAATAGATAAAGATCCCCAGCCTTAGGCTTTATTTTTAAATTAAATTTATCAAAAAATAGCTCCCCGCCCTCGTAATCATCGTTAATATATCCAACAGAAGATAGCACACAAATATAAGAGTATCCATGATCAGAGTGTACTTGAAAATGCTGTCCTGGACCGTATTTAACAAAGTTAAAAGACTCCCAATAATTTAGTGGTGCAAGGTTAAATTTTTGTCTATAGTCTTCTACTGGGCCCAGCTGTGCATCCTTAGCGTCCTCCCATATCGATTCTAGTTTAATTTGATCTTCGCTTTTGCCATCATTATCTTGCTTGTTTTTCTTAATCTTAAAATCAAATGCGTCTCTATACTTTAAGTTGCTTGAAGCGTATCCAGTTGTGGCCTGCTTCCATTTATAGGTTGCATGGGGCGAATCTGAATACCCAACACCTTCGGCATCTGGGTCTCTAGACAAACAATCTTCAAGTCTATTTATAAAATCCATGTCTTTTGGAAATATGTTTCTATAGACGAGCACTCCTGGTGCTAAAACTTCTGGCTGGTTCATATCAATCTCCCTTAATTATTTTATCTTGTTTTCTTTTTTTAATAAGTTGTGAAAAGTCTTCACCGTGATGATCGTCATTGTAGTCTGTCATAGTTACAATAGAGTATTTTATTCCCTCTGATATTGGCATGGCGGCATGAGAAAATAAATATGTCGATGGGAATATGTAAAGGTCACCAGATTTTGGTTTAACCTGAATTCCTATTTTTGGAAAAACAAGTTCTCCTCCAACATAGTCTTCATTAATATATCCTACCATGGAGACTGTAGCAACATAAGAAAATCCATGATCTGCATGTTCTTTAAAGTAATTTCCTGGTCCGTATTTAACAAAGTTAAATTGTTCCCAGTAATTCATTTGTATATTGTACATATTGCAGTAATCAATTAAAGCTGGGTTTTTAGCATCGTATGTATCTTGCCATATTGAATTTAATACATCGTATTCGTTACTTAAACCAAAATTATTTTTTCTTATTTTAAAATCAAAACAATCTCTATAGTCTGAGTCTTTTTTATCAGTGCCAACTTTGGCTTTTTGCCAACTATGAAGACTAGACAAAGAAAGCTCTTCCTCTAGTCTTTGGGAAAGATTTAATTCTTTTTTAATTACATTTCTGTAAACCCAAAGTCCAGGGAAAAGCTGTTCTTTTGAAGACCACGTCTCCGACAAACTGTTTTGCATTAAACTACCTATCATTTATTCATTATGACATTTATAAACATAAATGTCAATATAGAACAATAACATTACATCAAGAGCCACCACTTATAGTTGTGCATCAAGATATTTTCTGTAACGAACCAGTCTTGAGGCTCCGTGTTTAGTCTGTAAACTGTTGAGACTCCGTCGACAAGTGTAATAGATGTAATTAATAGATCAGAAATAAGTCCATTTTCGTCTAGTTTAATTAAATGATCTCCTACTACTATGTCTGAGGACAGTTCGACGCTATAGACACCGTCTCTTTTTATAAACACATGTTGATGTAAAGAAATCTTTAAAGATTCGTCTCCATTAAAATACATGATTTGTGGAACAATTTTGCCTATCTTTGAAACTACTGTTGCTTCGACAAAACCGTTAGATGAAAGTGAATTAGAAGACCAAGTTTCATAATCAAGCTCAGATTCTTCTTGAGTTCCTACTAATGGCAACTCATTTAAATCTGCGGTGACTATTATATCTCCAACTTCAATATCTTTTATTTTTTTAAATCCATCTTTAGTTTTAATTAGAGTGTTTTCTTCAATACATCCGCCGCCGCCACCAAAAGATGGAGGTGAGAAGAACCCTGGAGGTGAGAAGAACCCAGGAGGTGAGAAGAACCCTGGAGGACCAAAGAACCCTGGAGGTGCGAAGAACCCTGGAGGTGAGAAGAACCCTGGAGGTGAGAAGAACCCTGGGGGACCAAAGAACCCTGGGGGTGCGAAGAACCCTGGAGGTGCGAAGAACCCTGGAGGTGCGAAGAACCCTGGAGGTGCGAAGAACCCTGGAGGTGCGAAGAACCCTGGAGGTGCGAAGAACCCTGGAGGTGCGAAGAACCCTGGAGGTGAGAAGAACCCTGGGGGTGAGAAGAATGACGGTGGTGAGAAGAAGGTTGTAACTGAAGCGGAGGCACCTGATGTGACACCATTTCCGTTAGCATTATGTGCATAAACTGTATAAGTTTGTGCTGTTCCTTGCTCTTGGGCTACTGATACTGATGTAGCTGCTGTGTTTCCTTGCTTTCCATCGGATGATGCCCAGTAATACAAATCAATTGCTGATCCACCATTTGCTGGGGCTGGCCAAGATACTACGTCTGTTCCTGCTGTTGATGATGATGCTGAAACAAGACCAACTTGGTCTGGGACGGTAGTAGGTGTTGTAGCATTTGAAGTAGTGGTAGGACCGTTGCCAACTGCATTAGATGGAGTTATTGTAAATGTGTATGATACTCCACCAGCGAGGCCTGTAAAGGACTTTGTAGTAGAAGTTGATGTTTGTGTTGTTGTTGCTGGACTTGACACTATTGTATATAGTGTTGCTGCTGGTGAATCGGATGGAAGCGTCCAAGCTAAGTTCGCTGAACCGTTATTGAACGCCCCTCCGTTAACACCAGTGGCAGTAAATCCAGTAACGGCCTTTGGCTCCAGGAAGTTGTCCTGTGCTGAAGACTTAATACCGATTTTCTTATTTGCCATTTTTTATCTCCTATTATTTTTTATCTAATTAAGCTGACAGATCGCCAACAACTACCCAAGTATTTGCTGCTCTCTTTATTAATGTTACTGATGACCACTGTGCACGAAGCTTTAATCCAGGAGTTGCATTTACTGTTGTTGTTCCTGGTGCAACTGCTTCAATTGTTACAGGGCCAGTATTTGTTCTAAGAACGTCAATAGATGTTCCGATTGGATAGTTAAGTGTAGCATCTGTTGGGATTAAAACTTTAACTGCAGTGACACCTGTATGGGAAACTTCAATTAAAGAATCTCTTTCAGTAAGTGCTGAAAGTGCGTACTCTGCTGTTTTTTGAATAATTGGTGTACGTGATGGAACACCTTCTTTGGTTTGTGTGCCGTCTGTAAATGCTATTCCAGATGCTGCAACTGTTACTGTACCAGTAAATGTTGGTGAAGCAAGTGGTGCTTTTAAACCAAGTGATGTAGTGACTGTTGATGCAAAGTTTGCGTCATCACCAAGTGCTGCGGCAAGCTCGTCAAGTGTGTTGAGTGCTGCTGGTGCTGATGCAATTACTGCATTTACCTGAGCTGTTGCATCTGCAATTGCCTCTGACTTAGCAGTTGCGATTGCTGTAGCCTGTGCTGTTGACACTGGCTTTGATGCATCTGAAGTATTGTCAACATTTGCAAGTCCTACTGAAGACTTTGTAAGTGCTGCTACTGCTGCTGCAACCTTAGAGTCTGCTGCTGTTCCTGCTGCAGTAATTGCATCTGCTTCTGCAGTGTCTGCATAAGACTTTGTTGCAAGAAGTGATGTGTCTGCAATTCCATGAACATCTGTAGTATCTGCACTGTGTGTTGAAAGAGCGGTTTCTGCTGCTGTGGCTGCTGCTGAGATCGCTGCTGCCTGTGCTGCGTTAGCCTTTGCAGTTGCATCTGCTGCTGCCGTTGCTACAGCTCCATTTGATTTGCCTGTTGCATCTGCTGCTGCGGCTGAGATAGCTGCTGCCTGTGCGTCATTAGCCTTTGTGCTTGCATCTGCTGCTGCTGCTGAGATCGCTGCTGCCTGTGCTGCGTTAGCCTTAGTTGTTGCATCTGTGGCTGCTAAATCTTGTGCTGTGTTAGCTTTAGCTGAAGCATCTGCGGCTGCTGTAGCTTCTGCGGCTGCTTGCGCTGCGTTAGCCTTAGTTGTTGCATCTGTTGCTGCTGCGGTCTGTGCTGCGTTAGCCTTAGTTGAAGCATCTGCGGCTGCTGCGGTCTGTGCTGCGTTAGCCTTTGCAGTTGCATCTGCTGCTGCTGCTGTTTCTGCTGCTGCAATCGCTGCTGCGTTAGCTGCATCGCCTGATACTCTAAGTGCTGCTTCTGCTGCTACCTTAGTTGTAGCATCTGCTGCTGCTGCTGTAGTTGCTCCAGTTATTGCTGACTCGCGGTCGGCCTGTAAATCGTATCCAGAAATTACTGCTCCTGCTGGGATTGTTACTGTTCCAGTAAATGTTGGCGAAGCAATTGTAGCCTTGGTTGCAAGGCTGTTTGTAACAGTTGTTGAAAAGTTTGCATCTGAACCTAGGGCATTTGAAAGCTCTAGCAATGTGTCTAGTACACCAGGTGCACCATTTACAATATTTGAAACCTGTGTGTTAACATAACCTTTACTTGCAACTGCTGTTGCTGAATCTGTTAGGTCTAGTGATATTACACCAGTTGATGAGCTGTAGTTGATACCGTCGCCAGAGACGCTTAGCTTTCCTCTTACTGAAGAATCGCTTATTTGAGCTGTAGGAACCTTAGCAGCTGAATCAAGTGATGCAACTCCAAAAGCAAGTCCCTTATCTGATTCTGGAACATATGTTGCATCTGCTGTATTACCTAGGCTTGCAACTGCTGCATCTACGTAGGCTCTGTTTGCCCATACTGTATCTTCAAGTGCAATTGTTATTGTGTTGGCGCCGTCGTTATATGTCTTTGTAAGACCTGTTCCAACCGCAAGTGCTGCGTTGATTGCATCTTGTGCAATTTCTGTAACGCCAGGTGTATCTGAAGCGCCGTATGAAAGTGTGCTCCATGCTCCTGTGCCGTTACCAAATTTAAACTTGTTTGTATCTGATTCGTAACCCATTTCTCCTGCTGCTAGTATTGGGTTAACTGAGGTCCAGTCTGCTGCGGTTCCTCTTCTTACTTGAATTCTTACTGTTGACATTATGCCACCCCTTGTTTTATATTATTTGTAAAGTATACCATTTGTACCATTATAATTATGCGCTAATTGTACTGGAATCAAATGCTAGGTCAAACGATGTTGTTCCTGGGGTTCCTCCGTCAGCGAATTTAGTCGCTGTTGTTACAACCCCGTTTGCTTGTACTGTATAGACTGGTTGACCGTTATAATCAATGGCCAATCCAATATCCATAAAGCTAATTGCTCCAGATGTATCTACTACATCTGTTGTATGTGCTAAAGAGACCCAGTCTCCATTAATTTGGATCTGTAGTCTCCCTGTTGTTTGATCAAATGCTATCGGGGCGGTGCCTAATACAATGTTAGAATCAAACGTAGCTGTACCAGCCACATTCAATCCATTCTTTACTCTAAAATTCTTATTTACTGTTGCCATTTAAGTTCACATATCCCCTAATTGTTATTTGGTGGGGTTTTGAAAGGACCCCATACCTTTTATTAAATTATTTAATTAGTGTTGCTACTACTGTTACTGTTGTATTTGCATAAACAGTATTTACTTCTACTCCGATGTTTCCACCCAAGTATGATGCACTAATTGTTCCAAGAGAACCGTTTGTGCCAGTCTCAGCAAAGTCTGTAATTGCTATATTGTTTGATGAGTCTGTGGTTAATAGAATTTCTGAAATCTGTGAGTGAGTTGCTGTTGCAAACTTAACCCATAGCTTAGCTGTTGGATAATCTGTTTTAGCCCATGACATCACAGAAGATCCTGTTGATATTGAAGCTAATGTTGCTTGTACTGCTCTTTGTGAAACTAGGTCGTTTACGTTTACTGCTGTAAACTTTGTAGTTCCGTCCTTAACCAAACCAAGAGCTGCTGCTGCGGTTGCTTCTGCGGCTGACTGTGCGGCATTAGCCTTTGAAGTAGCGTCTGCGGCTGCTGTTGCTTCTGCACCACTCTTTGCGGCGTTAGCCTTTGAAGTAGCGTCTGCGGCTGCTGTAGCTTCTGCGGCTGACTGTGCGGCATTAGCCTTTGAAGTAGCGTCTGCGGCTGCTGTAGCTTCTGCTGCTGATTTAGCGGCGTTAGCCTTTGAAGTAGCGTCTGCGGCTGCTGTAGCTTCTGCGGCTGCTTGCGCTGCGTTAGCCTTAGTTGTTGCATCTGTTGCTGCGTTTGATGCTGCAGTTGATATTGCTGTTGTGACATCTGCTGAATTAGCTTTTGTTCCAAGAGCGGTTGTAATAGTTGTTGTGTAGTTTGCATCATCATTAATTGCTGCTGCTAATTCATTTAATGTATTAAGAAGCGCTGGTGCACCATCTACTAATGAATCCACTGCAGTTGAAATTGCTGTGTTACGATTTGAAACTTCTGTTGATATTGCAGATGAAAGGGCAGATGCTGCTGTTGCTTCTGCGGCTGCTTGCGCTGCGTTAGCCTTAGTTGTTGCATCTGTTGCTGCTGCTGCGATAGCGGCTGACTGTGCGGCGTTAGCCTTTGAAGTAGCGTCTGCGGCTGCTGTTGCTTCTGCACCACTCTTTGCGGCGTTAGCCTTAGTTGTTGCATCTGCAGCGGCTGCAGAAATAGCTGCTGCCTGTGCGGCGTCAGCTTTAGTTGTTGCATCTGCGGCTGCGGTTGAAACTGAAGCTGCATCGCCTGATACTCTAAGTGCTGCTTCTGCTGCTACCTTAGTTGTTGCATCTGTTGCTGCTGCTGTGGTTGCGGCTGACTGTGCGGCATTAGCCTTAGCTGATGCATCTGCTGATGCAGTTGCTTCTGCTGCAGTCTGTGCAGCTGCTGCTGCTCCCGCTGCATCAAATACGCCAGACTTTACGGATAGCTTTCCTGCTCCGTTTACTTCAAGCTGCGTGGCTTCTACTGATTTTACAAGAGTCGCTCCGCCAACAAGATTGAGGATATAACTATCTGCGCCTGTTTCTGTAAGTATGTTTTGGCCGTTGATTGTACCTGTTGTACCTTCAACAATGAGGCCTGATTTAATTCTAAAATTTTTGACTACTGTTGCCATTTATATGACTCCTCTTATTGCTTTTTTATGCCTTAATTGCAGTTCTATAATACTTAAAAGTAATAGATCCACCATTAGGGATAACTCTTAAACTAATTATACCTGAATTTTCTTCAAAAGTATAAGTAAATAAAGTATTGCTTGTTGTTGAAACTATGTTAGACTCTGAAACTAATATGTCTGTTCCATCATGAATTGCTGTGATTTCTGATGTGTATACATCTACACCCTTTTTAACCTGTACCTTATAGTTAACCGTTCTCCATGAAGCCTTTGCAAATGAATCTACGTTAGTAGCATTTTCAATTCCATTTACTTCAAGATCGTTGTTTCCGTCTAAACCCAAAAGCTCTGTTATTGCATCAGATGTATTTGAGATGCCTACTAGTTCTGAGGAAAGGGCATTTACTTTATATGTAAGAGAGTTTGAATCAGTAGAGTTAGTTACACCAACTGCTGTTTCAAGTGCTTCAATTGCATCATTAGCATTTGCGTGTTGCGCTGCATGTCCAGTTAATTCATCAGATCCTGACGGATTAGTTAGATTGTCTTTACTTGTTGGAAAAGCCGTTGCCATTTATAAATCCTCCTGGCGGTGTTGCGTGTTATCCTATTATATCCTAGATATAATTATAATTACGCTAATACCGCTGAAATTTGACTTTGCTTTTCTGCCATAGATGCGTTTAGCTCTGCAACTAGATTTGCATCTGGAGTAGACTTTGCATTTTCTGCAATAAGTTTTACTTCAACTGCATACATCTGGTACTCTAAGTTTCTTACTTCTCCTTGAGCAATTGCTGCCTTTTCATCATTTGTTAGGGCTGTGTATGTTGTCATTTTATTCTCCTTGTTCTATTTTTATTTTTTCAAGCTCAATAGACTGAATCTGTTCATCTATTGTTTGTATACTGTAGTTTATCTCAGCAATTTCCTCTTGATTTAACTCAGAGGTAATCTTATCGTTTAGCATTATTTTTTGAGCCCCTAATGATTTTAGGTGCCCGTTTATAATAAATAGCTTATGTTCTTTTAATATCATATCATTCTCCTTAAACAAAAGCCGACCATGGGCCGTTAACTAGTGCCCAAGTTACAGTATTCCATCCGTATAGTCTAAATCTTAAATATCTTGCTGATGTTGTAGCGGTCAAGTCCCCAGCATGAGTTCCAACAATATAATGCCAGATTGAAGGAAGTCCACTAGTTGAAATCCAGCTGTCGTTATAGTCTCTTGTGTTTCCGCCTGTAATTAATGTTCCTCCAGAAGAAGCAGACGCTCTTATTTCCCATTCTACTCCAACTGGATCAAGTGGTCCAGTCCATATTGGGTTATCAAATCCCCATTTCATTGTTGATCCGCTTCGATAAAATGTTGGTTGGGTTGGGGTATATATTGTAACTGTTGGGTTTGCTGTAGTAGTTGCTGAAGCTGGGCCGCCAGGCCCATATCCATAACCAGGTTTAGATGCTGCAACTGTTACATAATATGGAGTGCTTTCAGATAAAGATGAAGCGGCATATGAGGTATAAGATGTAGTTGTGTCTACTATGTTGCTTCCTCCAGAAGAAGTTCCAATTTTTACAGAATAAGTGTCTGCTCCTGGAATGGCGCTCCAGCTAATATTAAAAGAATTATGTGTTATTGAAGATGTGGATGGAGAAGGTGTGCCTGGGGCTTTGACAGTAAATGTTCCGCTACCTGTTCCTGCAGCTGAAGTCCATATGCCATCAAAACCAGTTACAGATATGGTAAAAGATCCTGTTGCGGGAACTGCTACGCTTGTTACACCTTGTGCAGTAGTGCCAGAAGCGTAAAACGATCCATTCTTATTTATTGTATAAGAATGATAAAGTATTGTTCTGCCTATTGGTGAAGTAGAAGAGTTCCAAGAAAAAGATCCGCTATCTGCGCTAGAGCTATCATAACCAGATACGTTGGTTGGGGCTGAGGGATACGGCTCATATAAATTAGAGCTTGCACTACTTGGTACACCAGTTTTATTAGAAGCAGATACGCTCTGACTGGCTCCATATCCTTGCAATCCCGCTGGTGACTTTGGGTATATTGAAAAACTATTTGTCTCGTTTCCAGTTGCAATGTCCCAAGTATAGTTTGTTTGAGATGAAGGAACGTTTACTGTTGTTGTAACGTTATTTCCATATTTAACAACATCATAAGATGCCGCACCAGGTGCGGCAGACCAACTCATATAAACTTTTTTATTTGTGTTTGTGGGGGTAGCTGATACTGAAATTGGGTTCGCTGTTCCAGTTCCAGTATAATTTCCAGAAGGTCCTGTAGAGTCTGGATAAATCTGTCCGTTTGTTGTTGCTATTGAAACTGATGTCGCATTTGTTGAAGACCAGGATCCTGAATAAGAAAGTCCATTTACTGATAAATTTATAGAAGCTGTTGGGGTTGGCGTTGAGTCATAAGCAACAAGACTAGATACTGTTGGAAGGGTAGCTGATCCAGCACTTCCGCTGATTGTTGTACTTCCTCTTGCATTTGTTGCAACTACTGTTACCCCTAAAACTGAGTCAACGTCCGCTGCAACCGTGGTGTAAGTAGCAGATGTTGCTCCTGAAATATTTGTAGCTCCGCGTTTCCACTGATAAGTGTATGAGGTTGGTACGTCTGCTGGATCTGTTTTCCAGTTTCCCATAACAGACCATGTTGTTCCAACTGTTGGATAAAGTGTGCCAGAATAAAGAAGGGTAATTCCTGAAGATGACGGGTAGTTTGGATAACCCAATTTCCATGTACCATCATAGACCCAGCCTTTAATAGCCGCAACGGCGGTAGACCCATTATGTATTTTTAATGATTTAGATTCTTGCCAGGTTGTTCCGTTATATATTTTCATAAAACTTTACCCAACCTGAATATAAATATCTCCAGCAACCATTCCAGAAGCTGGTAGGACGCCAGTATTATTATAGAATGTTTTTGCTCCAACGGGAATTGTTGTTATTGATCCCAAAGAAACTAGTTGTCCATTAATTCCAACATAATTATTTGCAAGCATAACATTTGTAACTGTCGCTGTATCAGCTAAAGTAACTGCTGTTCCAGCAATTTTGCTTTTATCTATTGATGCTGATGCGCTTATATCTGTGTTTACTATTGTACCGTCTGCAATTTTTGCAGAAGTTATAGAGCTGTCTGCTATTGTTGTAGACAGTCCAGTTACTGTAGCACCAGAAAAATCTACTGTTCCAGTAAATACTGGTGATGCTTTAGTTGCATAGCTTGTTAAGTTTAATGTTGCCCATGAAGCAGATGTGCCATCTGTAGTTAAATATTTACCAGTGTTGTTAATTTGTGGTGGTAAGGCTGTAATTCCTGTTACCGTAGCACCAGAAAAATCTACTGTTCCAGTAAATACTGGTGATGCTTTTGTAGCGTATGTTGTTGATGCAGTTGATATTGCCAACTTGGCATCTAATGCTGATTGGGTGGCTGTGGAAATTGGCTTTAGTGCATCTGTGGTATTGTCTACGTTTCCGAGTCCCACCATTGATTTAGTAACACCAGAAACTGTTCCAGTAAATGTTGGAGAAGCAAGTGGCGCATATGTTGATGCGGCAGTTGCTGAGGATAGTTTAGTTCCAACTAATGTTGTTAATGCTGTTCCTGCTGTTTCATCTGTAGCAATATAATCTGCAATTTCTTTAAGGGTATCGAATGTGGCTGGTGCACCATTTACAACTGTAGCTATCTGGGAAGCAATGTCTGAAGTTCTTGCAATTGTTGATGGTATTACTGTGTCAAGAATTTTTCCACTAGTAACTCCAATTTTTGCATATCCTCCTGCTAAATCTGCATCCGCTTCCATTACATATCCGTCTAGTCTATTGTCTAGATTTGATATTGTTACAAAGTTATTTCCTACATATGTCATTATTTCATCTGTAGCGGCGTTAATGTTTACATATACGTCTGTAAATCTGGTATTGTTTGCAGCTGAAGCTCTTTCATTTGTAAAGTAAAGATTTGTAGAGCCTTCTGCTACTGCATCAGTATTTCCAGAAAAAGTTGAACCACCGCCAGATCCTGTTGCGCCCGTAGCGCCAGTGGCTCCTTGTGGAATTGTAAAGTTTAGTATTGCTGCTGATGTTGTGCCTGAGTTTGTTACAGAAACAGATGAACCAGGTGTTCCTGTTGTAACAGAGCCAACTGTTATTGTTGCTGCGGTTCCAGGCGCTCCTGTAGGACCAGTATCTCCAGGTAAACCTTGTGGACCTGTTGCGCCCGTAGGACCAGTATCTCCAGGTAAACCTTGTGGACCTGTTGCGCCAGTGGCTCCAGTGGCTCCAGGTAAACCTTGTGGACCTGTTGCGCCAGTGGCTCCAGGTAAACCTTGTGGACCTGTTGCGCCAGTGGCTCCAGGTAAACCTTGTGGACCTGTTGCGCCAGTGGCTCCAGGTAAACCTTGTGGACCTGTTGCGCCCGTAGGACCAGTTGATCCACCACCAGAAGACAAACCAGAAACTGCTGTTGATATTGCAGAGTTTCTATTTATTACTTCTGTTGCAATTGCGGAGTTTGTGTATGTAGCTGACAACGAAACAGCGTCTGCTTTGGCTGCAATTACTTTTGCAGATGCATCGTCAGATGCTGCAGCTATTGCTTGTGTTTTTGCTGTTGCAATTGCTGCTGTTGTAGAAGATGCTTGTGTTGCAATAGCGGCGTTTCTATTTGTAGTTTCAGTTGCAATTGCAGAAGATATCGCTTCAGATACTGCATCAATTGCTCTTTGATTTGTAAAATACTTATTTGTTGAACCTTCTGTGATGGAGTTTGTAGTTAAAGCTGCTATTGCTGCTGCGAAATCTCCTCCTACTGATATTGAATCTGGTAGCTGAGATGAAGGAATTTTTCCAGAAGAGTTTAGTGTGGCTAGGCCATTGGCTTCTCCAGCTTTAAATGCATAGGAAGTTGTTGCATTCCATCTTGACCCATTACCAATTTTAAACTTTAGGCTGTCTGTTTCGATGCCTAATTCACCTGGTAATAATATAGGGTTGTTGGACACCCAGTTTGCTGCTGTGTCTCTTCTGAGTTGTATTCTTAATGATGCCATTTTATGAACCTCCTGCATCAACAATTATACCATCGTTGTCTGCAGAACTTCCTCCTTCTAGAATTTCGTCTTGTACTTCTATAACACTGCCTTCTGGGTTTCCGCCATCAAGCAATGTTTGGTTTTCAAATGTTCCGCCTTGATTTGATATTGAAGGACTTTGTCCATCGTATCCGACTACAAGCGGCAATACTAGATTGGGAGAATCGGCAGTATTTGTTTCCTTAAATGTAATCTTATTCTGAACATCAATTGTATGAACATTTCCATCAAATGTATGGGTGTGCATGTAAAATGGTGTTGGATCTGTACTGGGAGGGGTTAGTTCTACCCAGACAATACCATTATATATTCTTAAATTCTTACTGACTACGTTAAAATAAATATCTCCGACTGTGGCTATATCAGGGTTCTCCATAGAAGTAAGAAGATTAAGTGCAACCTTCATTTGTCTGGACATTTTATTATCCTACAACTACTACTTTATATTCTCCAGCTGACGGGGCTATTGCAAAGTCTACTGTTACTGTATTTGAGCTAGTTCTTTTTACATCAGCTTCGACTTGTGCAAATGGGGATGCCGCTTCAAATATTTGAACTGTTACATCGGCTGTGCCTAAGTTGTGTGTTATTGTATAGGATGTGGCAGATGCACCAAGTGTTTCTGCATACTTTCTAGCAATTGCATGGTAGGCTGTTCCATTATTAGTTAATGTCCATGTATCAGATGTTTCATTCCATAGAATTTCTACGTCTGTCTCTAGTCCACGCTCTACTGTTATTCCTGCGTCTGTTGTTGGGGTGCCAGCAAAATTACTATTTAGTTTTACCTTATTATCTTCAATATTAATCTGTGTTGTGTTTACAGAGTTAACGGTTCCAATAACATTTAAGTTTCCACCAACTTGTAAGTTACCAGTAATTTCTACGTTGTCTGGCAAGCCTACTGTTACGGCTGCATTGTGTCCACTATTTGGAGAAACAGTAACTTCGTTTGCTGTTCCAATAATAGTTGCTACATAGTCGCCTGTTGTTTGTGAATCTAAATTAATATCTTTTACGGTTACTACGCCTGCATTTACATTAAAGTCTGCTGCATCAAAAGAAGCAATACCTTTATTTGTTGTAGATGCATCTTCCCCAGAAATTGTAATCGTGTTGTTTGTTACAGCAACATCAATTCCTTCTCCGCCATTTACAGCCAATCCTTCTGTAAGAAGAGATATCGCGGTAGTTCCAGTGTCTCCAGTTATTGAAAGATCAGTTGCAACATTTACTTCGCTGGCAGCAGTTAGTCTACCTTGCTGATCTACTGTAAATGTAGGTATCTTTGTTTGTGATCCATATGTTCCAGCAGTTACTGCTGTGTCGTCTAAATCTAATGTTGTTACGCCTGATGAATCTGAGTAAGTTCCTGTTAATCCAACTCCGCCAGCAATAGAGGAACCAATTAAATCTTGAATTACTTCAGTAGATCCAGATGTTGGTGTCCACTCTGTTCCGTTGTAGAAATAAAGTACATGTGTTCCTGTATCAAAGTAAATTTGACCAGCAACTGGTGATGAAGGGGCAGCCCCTAAATTTTGGATTCTAGCATTAAGGAGCTCATTCTTATTGAGATCAATGCTAACTAAAAACTTTTTTGCCATTTTCTTTCTCCTTTATGACAGATATGCTGTCCCTGAAAACGGTTGCGCCATAGTCAGTGTTATTTGATTAATACTATTATAGTCTATTCCAGTTTCTAATATGTCTCCAGCGCTGGACTTCACGGTTACATTTGGGTTGAACCCAAGATTATGATTTATCCGAACTGAATATATGCCATTGACTGGGCCAGTTACTTGTGCCATTTCCCATGGATAGGTCAAAGAAATTTGTTTATCCAGGATAAAGCTATTGTTTATATTCCAGGTATTTGTTGCAGCTTTGGGACCCCAAAACCTTGTTGTGTTTGTATCAAAATAAAAGTCTCCTGGCACTCCCAATGTGTTGTCTGGGTTTCCGCCTCCACTTATTATTGTTCTTCCAGGGGCTCCAGTAGACCTTACTACAACAAGTGGGTTGTTTTCTGTGACTATTAACCTTGTTGCCATTATACTGTTACCGCCCTATTTAATGTCATATATCCTTCTAATAATCTTGTCTTATTGACACTAGGATCAACCAGCACAAGATCGTATGCAGATTTTGGGAAAAACATTTTGTTTGTTCTATCTGCAGATATCGATATTTGTATTTTGCCTTCTACTGGACTTATGGTTAGTCCGTCTTGTTCTGTTAATGTAAACGCTAGCTTTTTTCCGCCTTGAGTATCTCTAACTTGAAGTTTTGCTGTGTGGTTATGAAGCTGAATGGGTGTTTGATCTTCGTCTAGGTATTGAACCTCAAACGTAAACGTTGTATTTTGATCAACTTCAAAATTCTTTTGCGCTGCCACATTTACCCCTAAATTAGAAAAGCCCTTATGCCAATTTTAGCATAAGGACCTTCCCAATCAACTACAACTTAGGCTTTGTTGACAAATCCAAAATTCTTATCGTTTGGATTTAATGCCTTTAAAATTACGGGTGCGACTGCTGCAACTCCGCCGAGCAATAAATCTCTAGGATTTGTATTGCCTGTCATATATAGCGCTAATGCTGCTGAAAGAAATGCTCTTCCGTAGCTTGCTAATGCTGCTAGTATCTGTTCTTGCATAGTTACCTTTCCATCTTTATTTAAATCTGCTTTTGCAAATTTAGCCATTTTATTATCTCCTTGTGGGCAATTTGCCCTTGGAATTTTCGGCCTTGGCCGAATACTATAATTCTACCACTATGCTGAAATATCTACAAGCTCGCAATTACCGTCTGAGCTACAGGCAAGGGTGGCAGAGGGTGAAGTTCCATCTTCTGTCTCATAAAATGAAAGGTCTTCCCATCTAATGCTCTTTGGCATTTTCCCCAAAAGGCTTTCATATTCTTCTTTTGAAACCTCTTGATATGGCGCCTGCTTGTATGTGTGGTCTGAGTGAGGAAGGAAAGAAATTCCAGAAACCTCGTCAAAATTCTTATATACCCAAGCGCCAACTTCCATCCACTCTTCTTCTTTTACAGAAACAGTAATAGATGGCTTGTGCTCACACCATGCACGTTGATAAACTAGCCAAATGTCTAAGTGCTGAATAGCAGTTAAGTCGTTTCTAACAATTGAGCCTTCTGGTGCTTTTACTGGAAACGAAAAAACATATGTTTCGTTTGGCTTCATTACATCATCTTCTACTGGGATGCCGACTTCCTTTAAAAATGTAGAAATTGGATCCCCTTTTGAGCCACGAACAGTACGAATGTAATATGGTGAATGCCATGGGTGCATTCCTGAAGATACTCCAACTAATTGAGATACCGTTCCTGAAGGTTTTACGCATGTAATAGCTGCTGACTCTGGGATTCCAATTTTTCCAGATTCTTCTCTGTTAATCTCTCTTGCTTTTTCACGCAATGTCATTAGAAATGACTCAAGCATAACTATATCTTCTTTGCCAGACATAAATTTGTGACCAAACTGTCCAGTTAATGAAACCCCAAGAAGTCTTTCTTCTTCTGTGTTGTCTTTCCAAATTTTACGAAGATACTTAAAGTCTGTTAGGGTTGATTGCCAAGTCCCAAGAATTGTTGCAAGTTCAACTTTACGCTGGATGTCTTTCTTTGTATCGTTTTCACGTAATAC